AATTGCATTGCGAACAACGCAATAGCCCTGTTCTTTAATAGTGTTTAAAACTTGTTGGCCCATAAATTTATATCACCTGAATATAATGTAAACTCAAATGCATCCATTTCACTGAACAAAACTAATTGACGTTTGCTTAGATAATAAGGCCAATCCATGCGGTCGTCCAATAGTAATAATGTTTTGTTTAATACTCTGTATTCTTGTTTGAATTTAATTGGATATGTTTTCCATATGCTTTTAGCTAGTTCAAAGCCAGTGCCGGTGAATCTAGTACCTTTGGCATTTTTAAATATTTGAAAAAATTCTAAGTCTCGACCCACAGACTTTTTTAATTGTTGAAAAATTATTTCACTTATTTGCTTTTTTGACAAGCTCTGATTCATTAATTAAAGAACCTTCTTTTAACTCTACCACTGTAAAATCTGAACATTTAAATAACTTGTTCATTTTTTCCATTAAGTTAAATGCATGTCCTGGATTCGAAAAGCTGACTTTTTTATATTTAGGTCCAGGATAATCTTGTAAACTGTTTAAAAAGGTACGTAGATTAAAAGGACAACCTTTATAAAAGACAGCATAGATCGCTTCAGCTTCTAACACTTCTTCACTTTTGTAAGTGCTTGGATCTACGTATGTTAATAGTATAGTTGGTTTAGGTCTTGACATTTTAATCTGTTCTCCGATATATTATTTATCAAAAAACACAGATTAACTACTACTTAAATATCGTCTTCTTCTAAGATTATATCTTTTTTCTGTCTTAAAACAACTTTCAAGTCCATTTTAGTTTTAAATGGTCCTACATAAGTGTTAGTTTTTACTGTAGATAGTCTTGGGCATAAACTAGCACACCAACCGTTTTTAAACTTTAATCCATACCAACCCGCAACGTGAGTGCTCTTACTTTCTGATTTTTTAGTAAAAGTTGGAAAACCATCGATTTCTTTTACATTAAAGACTTCTTCTTGATCTGTGGGATAGCCCATGACTTCAAGATGACCGCCATGTGTTAGATCACGAATAACAAACTCAATGCCCATGTTTTTAAGTTCATCTTCATCTTGTGCCACAAAATCCTTGCGCTTAAGATTAACAGTATAATTATTATCTTTGAAGTTCATCATACCAACCCTTTTGGCATCTTCTTCTAAGATCCAAAACTTATCTTTAATTACACTTTTTGCTAAAATCATTTATATGTTGCTCCTAGGTATTCTCCGTGATCTGTCATTTTATCTGCGATAGTGACAAGATTCCATTTGCTACAAAATTTAACAAAGTGCAAGCCCACTGACTGTACTCTTTGTTTATTAACGGCTTCGCTAATAGTTGTATCTAACGCTAGTTTAATATCTTCTGGCTGTTCTGTCAAGTCTATCAGCATCTTATTATGCAAATATCTATCACGAACTCTATGTTCGACTTCATTGTGGTCAACCCAACGCTGAAGCATCATCATATTCCAATTAAGTCCCTTTGACTCTCTGTCAGCAAAGGCTTCTCTCAAACCAACTTTATTCTTTGTACCTTTTTCACGCACACCTGGAAAAGCAGAGAACACATTGTCACTGCTGTCGCCACGCATACATTTTTCAAAGAGTAGCCATTCGGGGTCAGGTGGTGGCAAATCTTCTTTAGTTTTCTTATCTTTAACTCTACGACCTTTTTCATCAAAGATACCTTCAACAGTAATTAGTTGTTTACTGATGCCATTGAACTGACGAACATTTGGTCTAAGTAATTGATAAAAGTCGCTGTCACTGCTGACGATAACGTGTTGATCTTCTGGATGATTTTGAATCCAGCGAGCAATAAAGTCATCTGCTTCACATCGTTCATGTCGAAGGACTGTGCAATTAGATTTAGAGTTTAAATAGTCTTTAAGCTCGTCAAATGCCTGCCAAAAGATTTTATCTTCTTCTGCTTCTTTAGGACTTAATGCCATGCGAGCCGCAGTGCGATTGGCTTTGTAACTAGTATCAACTTCCTTGCGCCAGCTTCGACCTTCGAGGCAGACTACAACATGGCTACCTTTGAAATCTCGCCATACTTTGTTAATGCTGTTAAACATGATATGGTAAGCCATGCCTACCTTTGTTTCTGCATCTTCGCCACGAACCACATGTCGGGCACGGAAGAACATATTTGCGGCATCCACTAGGATGTATTGTTTAGCCATTTAAATAATCTTGTATAAGTTGGTCATCGATTTTTTCTTTAAAGTGCATGTTGAATTCTTGGCATAAGCCCATAAATTCAGCATACTCTTTAACCGTCATTAGAATTTCATTTTTAATGTTTTCATCGTTGGTCCTAGTTAAGACTAACAATATATGAGTATCGCCTACCCATTTAACTTCGAAATTCCAATTTAATTTTGTTGACATACGCTATTATACACGATTATCAATTAAAGTCAAGGCTTCTTACGCTTTTTTGGTAACTTGTCAGCATCAGCAACAAATTTAGCTTCTTCTTCCATTTGTCCACCGATGTTCTTGCACAAATCTGTAAACCATTTATCTACTACATCTTCGTCTGTGGCACCTTCGTAACCATGCTTGCGTAGAAACTCAATAAATGGTTTATTCCATTCTAATTCCATAAAGCCTTGGTTTGGATTTTCTCCGTCAAAATTAGTGTTAACTACATTGACCCAAGGTTCACTGCCTTCTTTGCCTGTGGCTTCTGGCTTCTTACCAAATAAGTTTTTTAGTTTGTTTAGCATAGTTTAAAATAAATCAATCTTTTCCCATGGCAAATAATCTTTACCAAAGTGTCCATAGTTTGTTGTACTACTATAGATTGGACGGAATAAGTCGAATCTTTCAATAATACCTTTTGGTGTTAGGTCTACTAGATCTTCAATTGTCTTAGTTAACTTTCTACTGTCACCGTTGCTTTCGATATAAAAACTCATTGGGTGTGCAACTCCAATGGCATAGCTGATTTGCACATTAGCCCAATCGGCATGGCCACTTGCAACAATATTTTTAGCAATCCAGCGTGTTAAGTATGCGGCGCTACGATCTACCTTAGTAGGATCTTTGCCACTAAAAGCACCGCCGCCGTGAGGACTGTAACCACCATAAGTATCAACAATAATTTTGCGGCCAGTAAGACCAGTATCGCCATCAGGGCCACCAATAACAAATCTGCCGGTAGGGTTAATATAAAATTCAGTGTCATTGTCAATGTATTTACCGGGTAATAAGTTCCTAATAAACGCTTCAATGACATTGCGTACAGTTTCGATGTTAGCATCTTCACTGTGTTGCGTACTGCAAACAACTTTGGCGATACGTTTAGGAGTGCCGTCATCATTGTATTCAAATGTTACTTGACTTTTGGCATCCGGTCCTAAGAATTTTAATATACTATTCTTTCTGGCCTGTGTTAAACCTTCAACAATACGATGACTCCAATAAATTGCACTGGGCATATAGTTATCAGTTTCTCTACAAGCATAACCAAACATCAAGCCTTGATCACCTGCGCCAAAGTTATCTGTACCAAGTGCAATATCGGCACTTTGTCCGTGTAATAAATTAGTAATCTCTACGTTTGCCCAATTAAATCCATCTTGTTGATAACCAATATTTTTAATTGTATTACGCACAGCGTTTTGGACTTCGTTGTTATCTAAAATGCCTTTATACTCACCTGCAACGATGACACGGTTTGTGGTAACTAATGTTTCACAGGCACAGCGAAGACTTGAATCTTCTTTGGCCATAACTAAATCTAATACTGCATCACTGATAGCATCAGCTACTTTATCTGGGTGTCCTTCTGACACGCTTTCACTTGTAAATAAATAACTCATTTTTTTCCTTCTAATTCTTTTACTACTGTAGTAATAGTATTTGCGACATTCATTGCTCCTTGCTTGTTCAAAAGCAATGTATGTTGACTTTCATGATATCCATTAATTAATATATTCCATGCTGTTTTAAAACGATTAAAACCTTCTCGCCAAAAAGGTGTGGTTGTATTAACATAGAATATCATTTCAATATCTTTGCCGTCTTCATCACCATTTAGCTCAATCCACATATGAACATCGTGATTATTAGACTGGCATTCGCAGGTAATTGTGTATGCTCGGCTGTCTCCAAAGTCTCCATTGGCCATAATACTTCGAGCAGGTGTTTGTGCTTTCATTTTCTTCCCCATTTAATATTTGCCCAAAGTCTATCATAGAGATAGTATGATGTCATCCACACACAATTTATAATGATAGTAGGAACAAGGGCCTGTGTCAGGCTTTGTCCTGTTAATAACAACATCACATAAGTTGAGCATATAACCCAAATCCTATAGATAATAGTTTTAACTAACGTCCTTGTCCTAGTTTCCATTATTTGCCCCAGCCGTTAGACCAAATGTCAACGTGTAGTCGGGGACTATAGCGGTAGCCTCTTTCTAGTGCAATGTCTGCAATGTGTTTACTGTTGGCAAAGTATGCCGCATCTGTTCCACCTACAGGCATGACAAATACTGGACCTTTAAAGCCAGCTTCTCGATATTCTGCTGTGGCAGCATCTACCTCTTTAAAGTCTTCTAATTTATCAACAACAAACTTCAAATAAGTAAAACCTCTTGTTTGATATTCTGCAACTACTTCAGGACAGACTGCATCCTTCCATGACTCGCCGCTGGCACTTAGTTTAGGGCTTACACTAAATGTAATTTGATCTTTACGTAGATGGTAGTCGTTTGTCAAAAAGCGTTTAAAGTCTTCATGCAAGTGCTGAGTGCCGTTTGTCTCGAAGGTTAAGTTTTCGAGATCGCGCATCTTGTTTTCACTGAGCAAATCTGGATACAGTTGTTGCCATCCCAGTAAAGGCTCACCGCCTGTAATAACAAGATGTACGTCATTGCCATTGTCTTGCTTCCACGCATGATTAGGCGTTAGCTTTAACATTTCATCAATCGATTCGTCAATGCTGTAATAAGGACTTAGATGTTTAAATGCAGGATGCCAACTAGCATAACTGTCACAGCCTGTTTGTGCCAATGGCAAGTCCATAAATGTTTTATAGAAATGAACTTTTGCACCAATATCGTCCGGCTCTGTGGTCTTTTCGCCAGCAGGTAAGCCAAAACCCGCACATTTAAAATTGCAACCAAATGTACGAAAAAACACACTAGGTACACCAATAAAGCGTCCTTCACCTTGTGCGCT